ATTCCCGCGCCGGAGCCGCTTGCCGTGCCGCTCCTGGAGCTCGGCGCGGGCTGCAAGTGGCCGGTGAACAACGCCGCTCCCGGCGAGCTGCACCTGTTCTGCGGGGCGGCGCGCGAGGGGCTCGGCCCCTACTGCCCGCACCATGCGGCGCGCGCCTTCGAGGGGGTCTGGAAGGGGCTGGGCAAGGTGAAGGTCGCCCTCGTCGGGGGCTGGTGAGAGGGAGCGCGCAATGGCGTGGGAAAGGCCGGTACTCCAGATCAAGTCCGCCTCGGTGGGCACCGGGGTGAAGGTCGGGCTGAAGCGAATGCGCGACGCGCCGGCGAAGATGTCGGTGATCCTGTCCGGCGCGGCCGTCCAAGCGATCGGCTGGGCAAACGACGATGGGATCGAGGTGATGGTCGGTACGGCCGAGCATCACGGACTGATCCGCCTGCGCGAGAACAACAGCGTTGCCCAGACGCGCGCAATGGCGCGCCAGCTGGCGCGCGGCAGCAACTATGTCCTCGTGCCGCTCGGCCACCTGCCGATGTTCGTCAATCGAACCGAGTCGGCCCGGTGGTGCCAGTGGGAGAAGGTCGAGGACGGCTGGGTCGAGATCGTGCTGCCGAAATGGGCGGACGAGACGGAGCCGCGCAAGGCCGATGCGCCGACGCCCGGGGCCGTCGTCCCGCCGCCGCGTCCGGTGACGCAGTCGCGCGGGCAGAGCGTGACGGCGCTCGTTATGGGCGATCCGCCGCCCGGCCGGCGCGAGATGCTCGAGAAGATGGGGAAGCAGAAGCGATGACCTCGCGCTTTCCCCGCCTCGAGCGCGTGGTGGTCGAACTGCTGCACCACCCGCTGACGCTCACCATCCTCGCCTGGCTGCTGATCGCGCTGTCATGCCTCCAGACCTGGGCGGCGCTCATCGCCTTCAGAGTGCTGTGAGGAGACCATGACGCCTGACGACGAGTACGACCCGTACACCCCGCGCGGGCCGGCGCGCAGCCGCCCCGGCGCGAAGATCGGCGAGGAGGAGCCGAGCGGCCCGCAGACGATCGCGGCCGGGCAGCTGCGCGCCCTGATCGAGCGGATCGAGCGCGTCACCGAGGACATCGAGGCGCTCTCCGACGACCGCAAGGAAATCTACGCGGAGGCGAAGGCCATGGGATTCGACACCAAGGCCGTCCGCACGCTGGTGCGGCTGCGCCGCATGGACGAGGCGGAGCGCCGGGAGGCCGAGGCGATCCTCGATCTGTACAAGGCCGCGCTGGGGATGGCGTGATGGGCAAGTACCAGCTTCTGCCGCCGCTCTCCGACGAGGACTTCGCCGCGCTGGAGGCGTCGATCGTCGCGCACGGCGTGCTCGTGCCGGTCGAGTACGACGAGGACGGGGAGATCATCGACGGCCATCACCGGGTGGCGATCTGCGAGAAGCTCGGCCTCGTCGACTGGCCGCGCTTCGTGCGCAAGGGGCTGTCCGAGATCGAGAAGCGCAAGCTCGCGCGCGAGCTGAACATTTCCAGGCGGCACCTGACCACGGCGCAGAAGCAGGCGGTGATCGCCGACCAGCTGCGCGACACGCCGTCGATTTCGTCGCGCGCGATCGCTGTGATGCTCGGGGTCAGCGACAAGACCGTTGCGGCGGTGCGAAAACGGATGATCGAAGGTGCGGAAATTCCGCACCAAGACGAGGTCGAGGGCCGCGATGGCGTGAGGCAGCCGGCCCGCAAGCCCATCCGCACTGCCTTCCTGCCAGACGCGGAGAACAGGCGCGAGCTGCTGCGGGTCGCCAAGGAAATCCGCGGTGACCAGCAGAAGCTGAAGCACACCGTGCGCCTGGCACACATGGAAATGGTCGCGGAGGCCGGCGCGCCGACGGCGGGCGCGGTGTTGCGGCTCTACCCGGTGATCTATGCCGATCCGCCCTGGCGGTTTTCCGTGCGCTCCGACGTGACGGGGCGGGAGAAGAGCCCCGAAAACCACTACCCGACCATGCCGACGCCGGAGATTTGCGGCCTGCTGGCGCAGCTGGGGGGCGTGGCGGCGCGCGACGCGGTGCTGTTCCTGTGGGCGACGACGCCGATGCTGCCCGACGGGCTCTCCGTCCTCCAGGCCTGGGGCTTCACCTACGTCTCGCACTGGATCTGGGACAAGGAAGTCGCCGGTACGGGCTATTGGGGCCGGGACCGGCACGAGCTGGTCCTGATCGGCCGCCGGGGCGACGTGCCGGCACCGCTGCCCGGCACGCAGCCGGAGACGGTGTTCCGGGCGCGCAAGAGCCGTCATTCGGAAAAGCCGGCGGTGATCGCCGAGACGATCGAGCGGCTCTATCCGGGAGTGCCGAAGATCGAGCTCTTCGCCCGCTCGCCCCGCCCCGGCTGGGACGCCTGGGGCTTCGAGGCGCGCGGCGAAGGCGGCAGGGTACCGGACGCGGGGTCTGCGGACCGCCCCGCGTCTGGCGGCACGCGCCGGAAAAGGAAGGCGGCGGCGGCATGAGCTCGTGGATCATGACCTTCACCGGAAAGAGATTCCGGCCGTTCGACCCGGATCCGGCCGAGATCGACATTCGCGACATCGCGCATGCTCTGTCGCACACCTGCCGCTATGGCGGCCACACCAGGCGCTTCTACTCGGTGGCCGAGCACTGCGTTCTGCTTTCGCGCATCGTGCCGGCGGACATGGCCTTCGACGCGCTGATGCACGACGCGGCCGAGGCCTATCTCGGCGACATCCCGAGGCCGATCAAGAAGGCGCGCGAGATGAACGCCTGGCGCGACGCCGAATGGATCGTCGAGCGCGCGATCGCCACGCGGTTCGGGGTGAGGCTGCCGATGTCGCCTGCGCTCGCCGACTACGACAGCCGCATGATCGTCGACGAATGGCCGCAGCTGATGCCGGACCCGGAGGGCGACGACATCGGCGTGTCCGGCGCGCCGCTCGGCATCAGGGTGGAGTGCTGGCCGCCCTACCTGGCCCGGCGGCGGTTTCTGGAGGCGTTCTGCCAGCTTTCGGAGGGGCGCGCGCAATGAGACAGGCGGTCCAGCATCTCCCCAACATCAAGGTCGCGACGCTGGTGCGGGACCTGCTTGAGGAGAACGAGCGCCTGAAGCAGGCGGTCGAGCGGCGGGTCGTTGAGGTGCAGCGCGCCGGCAAGGCGGACACGGAGATCATGGAGGCCTGCAGCGCGGTGGCGCGGGCGACCGACGCGCTGCAGCAGGCGCGCTTTGCCGGCGTGGAAGAGCGCACGGCGCGGCGGGCGCTGGAGGCCGCCTCGCGTGAGCTCGCACGGGTGATGAGGCGGCACGGGCGCATGCCGGAGAGCCCATGACCGAAGCCGAACAGCTCAGCATGACGCGCGAAAGGCTGCGGGCGCTCGGGGCCTGCCAGTGGGTCGTCGTGCGCGACACGGGCGGGCGCTTCCTCGAGACGCGGCTGCGCAGCGGCCAGTTCCTGCGCATCGCCGACTTCGACCCCGGCGCCGACGAGGCGGAAGTGACCTTCATCGAACACGCGCCGGCGACTGTGCGGCTGCTGGTCGACCTCGTCGACCGCTGCGCCGCCCGGGTGAGGGCGCTGACGGAGGAGGTGGCGCGGCTGAAGGCGGAAATCGCCGGCCTGCGCGACGAGCTGGCAGCGCGCGGCGAGGCGAAGAACTATGCGGCCGAGGCGGCGATCAAGGGCGCGGACCCGGCCTTCCGCCGCTTCCTGGCGGAGCGGCACGGCCTGACGCAGGACCGCGAGGACATGGCGGCGGCATGCCTGAAGGCGGCGCTCGGCATCACCTCGCGCAAGCAACTCAACACGGATCCGGCCGTGGCGGCGCGCTGGCGCGCGATGGTGCGGGATTTCGAGGCGTGGGCCAAGGGAGGCCGGTCATGAGCGCCTCGCTTCTCGGGCTCGGCTTCCGCGCCGACATGGGAACCTGTATCCGCAAGCTGGTGCTCCTGAAGCTCGTCGACGCCTGCGAGGAGGACGGCACGCGGATCTTCCCGGCGATCGCGACGGTGGCGCGGGCGGCGCAGTGCAGCGAGCGGCAGGTGCAGCGCGAGATCCGCGCCTTCGTCGAGGCCGGGCTGCTGCGCCTGGTGCGCGAGGGCGGCAAGGGGCCGCGAAGCACCAACGAGTACGCGCTCGACATCGACATGCTGATGCGGCTCGCCCGCGAAGGCTGGAACGGGGTCGTCGGCAGGCCGGCAGGGGCCTGCGAGGTGACGTCCGAGGGGGCCTGCGAGGCGACCGGGGACGCGGAAAAGGGTGACACGGAGTCACCCTTGCAGGGCGAGAAGGGTGACAGCGGCGACGCGCCAAGGGTGACACCGGAGACGCCTAAGGGTGACACCTGGAGTCACCCGACCCCTCCAGACCCCTCCATAGACCCCTCCTCGAGAGAGAGCGCGCGCGAGCCCGACGGGCAGGAAAGACCCGACGAGGCCGGCGAGCGTCCCGGCACGGCCGCCTTCCAGAAGCGGGTGACCCGCTTCCTGACGGGATCAGGCTACCGGGCGGGCGTCTGGCGCGACTGGGACACGCAGGGCTCGCTCGACTGGGTGGCGCGGCAGTTCGCCAGGCTCTCGGCGGAGGAGCGGGCCGAGGCTGAGCGCTGGCGCGACCCCTACCTGCTCGACATCGCGGCGCGCCGCAAGGCGCCGCAGCCGCCAGGCGTGTGGCTGCGCGACCGCGTCTGGACGGCACTGGACCCGGCTCTGCTCGATCGGGCCGAGAAGCGGCGCACGGTAGGGCTTTCGGCGGAGGAGCGCGCCATGCCGGACGGCTGGGGCAAATGCCTCGGGCCGGTCGGAATGGCCTGGCTGTTCGCGGTGCTGCTTTCCGGGCCGAAGGATCCGTTTGCCGCTGAGGCCGCGGCGAAGATGCCGACCGACATGCGCCTGCGCGCCGCGTGGCCGGAAATCCTCTCGTTCCGCCAGCACCAGAGGCAGACGGGCGGCGTGGTGTTTGGCGATCGCTGGCACGCGCTGCGCAGCGAGATGGAGCCGGTGCCGAAGGGCAGCGCCATGATGGCGCGCTGGCAGGAAGCGTTCGCCGCCAGGGGCTGGCCGTGGCTGCCGGAGTTCGTCGGCCCCGACGTGATGTGGTGCCCGCGCGACGGGCCCGATGGCCTGGAGGCGTTTCGGGATGCGGTGACGAGGAACGGCAGGCGAGAAGGCAGCGGCGATGATGGCGGTGGACAGGAAGCAGCTTGAGGATGCGGCCTTCGTCGGCCCGACCGATCGGCAGACGGCGCGGCTGGAGGCGGCGCGGGCGTTCTCGAGGCGGGCGCAGGCGCTGCTGGCGGCGGCCGGCGAGGCGGTGCCGGACAGGCGCTGGTATGTGCTGCGCATCCGCCCGAAGCACGAGATTCCTGTGGAAAACGCGCTGCACGAGGCCGGCGTCGAACGCTGGCTTCCGCGCGTGAAGCTGGTTCCGAGGCCGCGTCCTGGGCGCAGGGGAAAGGCCCCGGAGCCGAAGATGGTGCTCGCCTGGCCGGGCTACATGTTCGTGAAGGTGGCGAACGTGCCAGCCTGCTGGGCCGGGCTGGCGACAGTCGACGGCATCATCTCGGTGCTTGGGACGGCCGAGCGGCCGATCCCGGTGCCGGAGGAAAAGCTGTTGCGATACAAGCTGTTCCTCGAACGTGACGAAGGCGCGCGCAAGGTATTGCTCAACGAGATCGAGGTCGGGCAGACGGTTCGGATCGAGGGCGGGCCGTTCGCATCAGTGATCGGGCAGGTGGTCGAGCAGCGGGACCAGCGGGTGAAGGTTGAGGCCTGGCTGTTCGGCCGCGCGACGGTGGTCGAGCTTGATCTTGCGCAAGTGGCGCGCGCGCGGTAATCGAGTCGCCCATCGGCGGCCTGAGAGAGTCCACGACCAGCAGGCACCAGGGCAGACGGCGCAAGCATGAGCGCTCAGCCTGCCTCCGATGGGGATGATTCCGGACAAGATGAGCAGGCAACGGGGCGGTCCGCCCTGGCGCAACTGGTATAAGCTGAAGCGCTGGCAGGACCTCAAGATGGCCGTGCACGTGCGCGACTGCTTCATCTGCCAGCGCACCGGCGTGCTGTGCATCGGCAAGCATCCGGCACCAGACAGCCCGGCGGCGAACCACAAGATCCCGCATCGCGGCGACCCGCGCCTGTTCTGGGATCCCGACAACATCGAGACGGTGAGCAAGGCCGTGCACGACAGCCTGATCCAGAAGGAGGAGCAGGCGACGCTGCACCAGCGAGGCGTCTGGTACTGACGCCGCGGGCCGCGTCATCGGCGGCAGGGGGGGTGGGTCAAAAGTCCGGAGGCTGATCGCCCCCGAACCCGCGCCCCCCTCACTCAGGGTTTTTTTTGCTGTGGAACCGAATTTTGACCTGTTCGGGAATCCGGTGCGGGTCGGCTACGGGCAGCGCGGCCGGCCGCAGTATGTACCGACCGAGAAAGATCGCAATAAAGTCAAGCTGTTGCTGGCGCTCGGCTGGTCCACGCAGCGGATCGCCAACGGCGTCGGTATCTCGCTTGCCACTCTGAAGCGGTATTTTAGAGCCGAACTCAGGGTGCGGGACATGATGCGCGACCAGCTCGAGGCCCGCCGGATCGAGATCGCGATGGAGCAGGCGAACGCCGGCAACATCACCGCGCTGAGGGAGCTGGGTACGCTGATCGACCGCAACGACCGCATGGAGGTCGAGCGCAAGATGAGCGCCAAGCCGGACGAAGGCGAGCGGGCCGAGCGGCTCGGCAAGAAGATGATCGACGAGCAGCGCGCGATGGCAGCCGACGCAGACCTGATGGCCGAGCTGGAGACCGAAGCCGAGAATGCTCGCCGCGACCACTGAGGGGTTGCCGCGCTTCGCCTGCCCGGACTGGTGGGAGCGGATCAAGGCGGGGCGGACGCCGATGCCCGACGTTCCGCTCAACCAGGAGCGGGCGGCCAAGGCGCTAGCCTTCTTCAACCGACTTCGGTTGCCGGACGTGCCCGGAACCCCGCCTCTGGCAGAGGCCTGCGGCGACTGGTTCCGTGAGATCCTCTGCGCCTTCCTGGCGAGCGAGGATCCCGCAACGAAGGAGCGGCTCGTATGGGAGCTGCTGTGCATGGTCCCGAAGAAGAACTCGAAGACGACCTATGTCGCAGCGCTCGGCCTCACGGCGCTGTTTCTCGAGGAGACCCCCAACCGGCAGATGCTGATCGTGGCGCCGAGCCAGAACATCTCGGAGCGGTGCTTCGACCAGGCACAGGGCATGATCCGGCTCGACTCGCGCCTCGACGCGATCTTCAAGGTGCAGGACCACCTGAAATGCATCACCCGCCGGAAGACCGGCACGAAGCTCGACGTGAAGAGCTTCGACACGTCGATCGTCACCGGCGAGATCCCGATCCTGACCATCATCGACGAGCTGCACGAGCTCGGGAAGAAGGCGAAGGCCGCCGCGGTGATGCAGCAAATCCGCGGAGGCGGCATCACCCGGCAGGGGGGGCAGGTGCTGATGATCACGACGCAGTCGGACGAACAGCCGGCCGGCGTCTGGAAGACCGAGCTGGAGAAGGCGCGCAAGATCCGGGACGGCAAGGCGGGAAGCTCGCCGATCCTGTTGCCGGTGCTCTACGAGTTCCCGGAAGAGCTGCAGCGCGACAAGAACTACTGGCGCGACAGGCGGAACTGGAAGTACCTGCTGCCCAACATCGGGCGCTCGATCGATCCGTCCCGCCTCGCCGCTGACTACGAAAACAACGGCAAGGCGACGGCCGAGGCCGAGCAGATCTGGGCGAGCCAGCATCTCAACATCGAGATCGGCGTCGGCCTGGGCGATAACGGGTGGAGCGGGGCGGAGTTCTGGGACGAGGCGGCCGATCCCAGCCTGCAGAACCTCGAAACGCTGCTTGAGCGGTCCGAGGTCGTGACGTTCGGCGGCGATGGCGGTGGGCTTGACGACCTTCTCGGCGTAGCGGTGATCGGGCGCGAGAAGCGGACCCGCCGCTGGCTCATCTGGAACCATGCCTTCGCGCACCGGAAGGTCCTGACGAACCGCAAGGACATCGCGTCGCGCCTGCTTGGCTTCCAGGAGGAAGGCTCGCTGACTATCTGCGAGACGGCGGCGCAACTGACGCAAGGATTCGGCGACATCTTCGCTCGCGTCCTGGCCAGCGGGAAGCTGCCAGAGAAGGACGCGGTCGGGCTCGACCCCAACAACGTCGCGGCGCTGATCGAAGTGCTCGCCGAACGGAAGATGCCGGATCCGATGCTGCGTCGGCTGCTGCAGGGTCCGGCGCTGGCGCCGGCCTGGTGGGGGCTCGAGATGAAGCTGGCGGACGGGACAGTCTCGCATGCCGGCTTCGACCTGATGTCGTGGTGCGTCGGCAACGCCAAGGTCGAGCGGCGAGGCAACGCGATCATGATCACCAAGCAGGTATCCGGTACGGCCAAGATCGACCCGGTGATCGCCACGGGTGAGGCGGCGATCCTGATGAGCTGGAACCCGGAACCGAAGCGGGAACCCACCTATCCGATGATGGTCTTCGGCTGAGCCGGACGGCCGACTGAATGGAGAGAGCCATGGGAGCGGCGAGCCTTTCGCGTGCCTATTCGGTGCTGAACGTCAAGGCGGTCGAGGACGAGCAGCGCATCGTCCGGGGCGTGGCGACAACGCCGACGCCGGACCGCATGGGCGACATCGTCGAGCCGCTCGGGGTGGAGTTCAAGAACCCGCTGCCGCTGCTGTGGCAGCATCGCGCCGACAAGCCGGTCGGCACCGTCACCTTCGACAGGCCGACGGAGAAGGGCATCACCTTCGAGGCCCGCATCGAGAAGACGGACGAGCCGGGCTCATTGAAGGAGCGCCTCGACGAGGCGTGGCTGAGCGTCAAGATGGGGCTGGTCCGCGCCGTCTCGATCGGCTTCCGTTCGCTGGAAGAGGCGTTCGATCGGGAAAAGGGCGGCTGGCACTACCTGCGCACGGAGGTCCTCGAACTCAGCCTCGTGACGATCCCGGCCAATGCCGACGCCACCATTAAGCTCGTCAAGCAATTTGACGTTGGCGCGCCGCCGGCGGAAGCCCGCACGATTCCGCAAGACCCCGCACCAGCCGCGTCAGGCAAGATGGTGCGCGTGGTCAAGCTGAACCCCGGCCCGCGACAGGGCCAGCCGTTCGTCATCCGGAAGATCCACCGGCTGGCCTGACGGTTCGTCCGTTTTCAAACGCCCTTGGACAAGGCGCCTGCCAGCGTCGCGACGACGCCGGCCTTCCCAGCACCCGCGCGAGCGGGTCCGAAGGAGTCCCCCCAATGGAAAGCTATGCCGATCAGATCGCCTCGTGGGAGGCGAAGCATGCCGCGAACCTCGCGGCCATGAAGGCCATCATGGACAAGTCTGCCGAGAGCGGCGAGTCCCTCGATGCCGCGCAGCAGCAGGAGTTCGACGACCTCGTCGCCGAGAACGAGGCGATCGAAGCTCAGATCAAGCGCCTGCGGGTGTTGGAGAAGGCTGCCCAGGCGACCGTGAGGCCGGTCGATGGGCGAAGCGAGAGGACGGCGTCCGCCTCGCGCCAGCCGGGACCGATCGTCCAGGTCCGCAACCAGACGCTTCCGAAGGGCACGATGTTCGCCCGTTATGTCGGCGCGCTGGCCAATGCCCATGGCAACCGCTTCGAGGCGGCCGAGTTCGCCAAGCGCTGGGCCGATTCGACGCCGCAAGTCGAGACCATGCTGCGCATGCCGGTCGACGTGATCGAGAAGGCGGCAGTTTCCGCCGGCGCGACGACCGACCCGACCTGGGCGGAACCGCTGGTCCAGTACCAGAACATGGCCGCCGAGTTCATCGACTACCTGCGTCCGCTGACCATCATCGGACGTCTGGAAGGCTTCCGTCGCGTGCCCTTCAAGGTGAAAGTGCCGCGCCAGACCGGCGGCGCATCGGTGAACTGGGTCGGCGAGGGCAAGGTCAAGCCGCTCAGCTCGCTCGCCTTCGATAGCGTGACGCTGGACTTCGCCAAGGTCGCGGGCATCGTGCCGCTCACCGAGGAGCTGGTCCGGTTCTCCAGCCCGTCCGCGGAAGAGCTGGTGCGCGCCGACCTGGCAGCTGCGATCGCGCAGTTCATCGACGCCGAGTTCATCGATCCGGGCAACGCCGCGACCGACGTATCCCCGGCTTCGGTGACTTACGGCGTGTCGTCGATCACGGCGACCGGCACAACGGCATCGGCGTTCCGCGCCGACGTCAAGGCGATGTTCGCGGCGATGCTCGCGGCCAACCAGCAGATCTCGGCCGGCTACTGGATCATGACCCAGACGCAGGCGCTGGCGTTCTCGCTGATGCAGAACGCGCTCGGCCAGGCCGAATTCCCCGGCATCACCATGACCGGCGGCACCCTGCTCGGCTTCCCGGTGATAACGACCGAGAACCTTCCGGCGTCGACCGGCTCGCCGGCGGACGGCTACCCGATCGTCTTCGTCATGCCTGGCGAGATCCTGCTCGCCGACGATGGCGGCGTGTCGATCGACATGAGCCGCGAGGCGTCGCTGCAGATGGAGACCGCGCCGGACTCGCCGTGGACGGCGTCCACCGTCACGGTCAACCTCTGGCAGCACAACATGGTGGCGATCAAGGCCGAGCGCTTCATCAACTGGAAGCCTCGCCGCTCCACCGCCACAGGCCTCATTGCTGGCGCTAAGTACGCGGAGTAGCCGCGGCCCGACACGAAACACGGGGGCCGGCACCGCCGGCCTCTGCCCTGCGGAGTTGACGAAATGGTGCCTCTGAAAGCGACCACCGAGCTGCGCTATGGCGGCGTCACCCGTCATGCGGGAGACAGGTTCGAAGCGACGGACAAGGACGCCAGACTGCTGAAGGCCATTGGCAAGGCCGTCGACGACGGCGCGCTGCCGAACCGGACGGATCTTCCGGTCCTCAAGACCAAGGAGGCGCCCGCCGAGCCGGATGTCCCTTTGCCTGGGCCGGGCGCCTACCGCCGCCGCGACCTGCAGGCGGAGGATGGCCTGACTGGCGAGGCGAGTGCTGCGCCATCATCGCGTCGGGCCCGTCCGCGAAAGGCGCTGGCGTCGCCCGACTCAGGGGACGATGCCGGGTAATCGCGATCAAGGAAAACGTCGACCTCTTTCCCGAGGCTGACATCGTCTATGGCTGCGACGCGCCCTGGTGGCGCTACCGGCGCGGCCTCCCCGAGTTCCATGGCCTGAAGGTCTGCTACCGGGACAATCACCTCGCCGACTATCCCGAGATCGTCCGGATGGACATCGAGGCGAAGACTGACCGGCTCCTGCTCGACGAGGTGGGGCGGATCGGCGGCGGTGGAAACTCCGGGTTCCAGGCGCTCAACATCGCCTTGCAGCTCGGAGCCGACCGGATCATCCTCGTCGGCTTCGACATGAACGACAGCGCTCCGGTGCATTGGTACGGCCGCAACCGTTGGCCGCTGGCGAACAATCCAAACGCGCAGAATTTCCGCCGCTGGCGCGATGCGTTCGGCGTAGCAGCGACTCAACTCCAGGCACTCGGCGTGCGGGTCGTGAACGCATCGCCGAAGACGGCGCTAACCTGCTTTCCGGTGATGACGCTGGACGAAGCGTTGAAGGATCTGGCTTGAAGTATCACGTCGTCACCACGATGAATGCGGCAGGCTGGGAGCAGCATGGCCGCCGGATGGCTCGGTCCTTCGTTGATCGGTGGCCGGACAGCATCCGGCTCACCGTCTATCCCGAGGGTTTCGATCCGGATGTTAGCGGCCTCGACGCGCGGCAGCTTCCCGACTGGCTGGAGCCGTTCAAGGCGCGCCACAGGGGCAATCCGCGTCTCAACGGTAATGTCGGCGGGCGCTACGACTTCCGCTTCGACCTGGTGAAGTTCAGCCACAAGGTGGCGGCGATGACGGATTTCGGCCTGTCGGTGAACGACGGGATCATGATCTGGCTCGACGCCGACGCCTATTTCCACGCCGACGTGACGGCCAGTTTTCTTAACACGCTGTTCCCCGAGCCCGCCTACATCGCCTGGCTCGAGCGGCAGGGCGGGTTCCCTGAGACGGGCTTCGTCATGTTCCGGGCGAGCCATCCGGCGCACCGGACCTTCATGGCGGAGCTTCAGGGGCTATACGTCACCGACGAGGTCCTAAAGCAGAAGGAACTGCACGACGCCTTCCTCATCTGGGAGCTCGGCAAGGCGCTGGTGACGCGCGGTGCCATTCCGCCCGTCGTGAACCTTTCCGGCGAAGCGTGGCGCACGAGCCACCCGGCGATCAACGGGCCGCTCGGGGCGATCTGGGATCACTGCAAGGGGCCGAGGAAGGCCGAAGGGAAAAGCCGCCGGCGCGACCTGGTGCGGCCTCGTCCGGAACCCTATTGGCAGGACGTGCGCTGATGGAAAGTATCTTGGTCATCGCCCGCGAGGAGTGGGTCATCGTCGGGGAGAAGTCGTCCGACACGCTGCTTGTGCGGGGAGGGAAGCGTCCCGTTGCGATCAGGGTCAGTTCCTCGGATGCGGGTGCCCTTCGTGAATTGGTGGTGGCTGCCAATCGTGGTCTAACGCAAGCGTCGTCAAGCTGATGGACACGAACGGTTATCTGCATTTCCGAAAAGACCTGAAGAAGCCGATCGAGCGGCGGGTGCAGGGCTTCCACGACCTTCGCCTCGACGGCATCGGCGACCTCATCCACCGGGCACGCGGCGCCACCGTGTTCGACATAGGATGCAATCGCGGGCTCGTCGGCTTCGAGTTCGGCGCCAACGGCGCGACCCGCGTGATGGGCTGCGACGTCGACGAGCCGTGCATTTGGGTCTGCCGCGAGCTGTTCGCGGACCTGCGGCACGTGCCGCACCGCTTCGAGGTCGTGGATCTGACCGGCGGCGTCGAGGCGATGCGCACGGCCTTCGGGAAGGACGCCGAACTCAAGCACGACATCGTGCTGATGCTGGCGACCTATCACAAGCTGAAGCGGATCATCCCGTCGCGCGAACTTTCCGAAATGGTGACATGGTTCGGGACGAAGACGACGCGCTATTTCGGCTGGCGGGGCTACGAGGAAGAAATCCCGATCCTCGACAAGGATCTCGGCCGCGCCGGCCTGACCCGCATCCATACGTCGCTCATCTCCGACATCCAGCCGGCGGCGATCTGGGCCCGGCGGTGAAGCTGGTTCGCGGCATCTGGCTCCCGGAGTCGGACGAGCACCTGGCGGCTGAGATCGCCCGGCCGATCAATCCGCTGGTGGACGGGAAGGGAACCTACCAGCTCAACAAGTACCGGGCCGCGCTGAAGCATGTCCGGCGCCGGGGCCACGCCCTCGATGTCGGGGCCAATGTCGGGCTGTGGTCGCGCGTCATGGAGCGGGACTTCGTCATCGTCACGGCGATCGAGCCGCTCGCCACCCATTGCGCGTGCTTCCGCCGCAACGTGGAGCGGGCCCTGCTGATCCCGACGGCGGTCGGGAACGAGACGGGCACGGTGCGGATCGCGACGCCGGCTCCGCACATGGCGAGCTCGCATGTCGCCGACAAGGGCGAGGAGGTGGTAATCGTCCCGCTCGACAGCCTCGGCCTCGGGCGGGTGGACTTCATCAAGATCGACGTCGAGGGTTTTGAGCTCGAGGCGGTGCGCGGCGGCGAGGAGCTGATCCGCCGCAGGCGGCCGGTGATGGTCGTCGAGCAAAAGGAAGGCAATGCCGAGCGCTACGGGTTCGGCCAGCGGGACGCGGTCGAGCTGCTGGAGGCGTGGGGCATGGTCGAGGCCGGCTGCATTGGCGGCGACCACATCATGGTGTTTCCGTGAAGCTGCACATCGGGACGTTCTTCTGGGGGAACAAGTACCCCCGGTACTATGTCGAGCGCCTCGAGGCCGGGGTCGCCCGCAACATGACCACCGCGTACCGGTTCCACGTCTGGAGGCCGCATTCGTATGACGAGGCGCTGACCGCCATTCCTGGCTGCTTGTGTCGCCTCCGGGCCTTCTCGCCGGAATGGCAGGGCGCGCACGGGATCGAAGAGGGCGACCGCATCGTCTGCCTCGATCTCGACCTGGTGGTCACCGGATCGCTGGACAGGGTTTTCGAGCGGCCCGAGCCGTTCGTCATCCTGCAGGGGGTGAACAGCGTCAACCCGAACCCGTTCAACGGATCTGTCTGGTCGCTGCGAGCGGGCTACCGGCCGGAAGTGTGGTCGGAGTTCACGCTGGACAAGGCCAGCAAGGTGCCGTGGTTCGCCTTCCCGGACGACCAGGCATGGGTCCACTACATGATGCCGGAGGCGGCAGCGTTCGGGCCGCGTGACGGCGTCTATGCCTTCCAGAAGCCGGGATGGCCGACGGGTTCCCATCTCCCGGCGAACGCACGAATCGTGGCCTTTCCAGGCAGCAGGGACCCGCTGCAGTTCATGCATCTCGAGTGGGTGAGGCGGCATTGGCGATAGACCCCGCCAGGGTGGCGCTGTGGGTGCCGCCGGACCTCAAGAAATTCAAGCTTGACCTGTTCAACCGCATCGCCGCGACGATCGAGCAAAAGGGTGGGCGGGTGGTGCGGCACGACGAGCGGGCGCTGCTCGAGTTGCCGGATGACATCATCCCAATCGTCGGCTGCCATCCGCCTTTCCGGCTCAGGATCGAACAGTGGAAGGCGAGGGGGCGCAGGTTCATCTACTGGGATCGTGGCTATTGCGCCCGCTGGTTCGCGGCCTGCCTGCCGCAGCCGCCCAGCATGGAGCTCTCCTACTACCGCTGGCACGTCGACGCCTTCCAGATGCAGCGCATCCGCGACGTCCCCGACGATCGGTGGAAGCGCCTGAAGACGGAGGTGAGGCCGTGGCAGAAGAACGGGCGCCACATCGTCATCGCTGCGCCGACTGCCACCTATTCAAGGCTGCACGGCTGCGAGAACTGGATCGCGGAGACGGTGACGGCGCTGGCGAAGGTGACGGACCGGCAGCTCGTCATCCGGGACAAGGAACAGTTCCGGCGCCGGCCGCTGCAAAAGGACCTTGAAGGCGCGCACGCGCTGGTGACCCACGGCAGCAACGCCGTCAACGAGGCGATCATCCTCGGCTGCCCGGTGTTCTGCCATCCGTCCTGCGCGGCGGCGCTGGTCGGCACGACCGATCTCTCCCAGATCGAGAAGCCGGCCTATCCCGACCGCCAGCCCTGGCTGAACAGCCTGGCCTATTCGCAGTTCACCGAGGGGGAAGTCCTTGACGGGACGATGTGGAGGCTGATCGAGTGACGAACGTGCGAGAGTGGCGATTATATATTTAACAAACCCAACGGAATGAGCGATAACGAATCCAAGGAGTTATCGCCATGTCCGTTTTGTCCCGCCCCTACTTCCATGACGAAGCCGCTGCTTTCGAGCACGTAGAGGCGATCATGTGGCCCCAGGGTCCGGTCTGCTTCCATTGCGGCTCCATGGACAAGCACTACAAGCTGGTGGGCGTCCGCACGAAGGCTTCCAAGAAGAACCCGGAAGGCGTCGAGCGTCACGGCCTCTACAAGTGTGCCGCCTGCCGCAAGCAGTTCACCGTCCGCATGGGTACGATTTTCGAGGAAACCCACCTGCCGCTCCACAAGTGGTTGCAGGCTATCCATCTCATGTGCTCGTCCAAGAAGGGCATTTCGGCCCACCAGCTTCACCGCGTTCTGGAATGCACCTACAAGACCGCGTGGTTCCTCGCACACCGTATCCGTGAAGCCATGCGTTCGGATGACTACACGCCTATGGGCGGCGCCCGCGAGCTAGAGACGGACGACAGCGAAGAAGCCTTTGACGCTAAGCTGAAGAAGATCGCGAAGGCGCCGCCGTCGAAAAATGAAAAGGGCAAGCGTGACAGGTGATCCGTCACTGGCCCGGTTCTTGCACCTCTAGTTGCGGCGTATCAAGAAAGGACTATTTCCGATGACGGGGGAAAGCCCTTCTACGTTCGATGTGCGCCTTTCGGCGTGCCGCGTTGACATCCTTGCGGCGGTGCGATGGGCGCTTGACCGCCATAGATTTCTGGTTGGCCTGTGCCTCGGATGGTCCCTCGCCTTTCTGATTAACACTGCTGTCAGACTGTTGGTGTTTTGACCCGGATAACATCTCCGTCGCCTGAACTTGTCTCTCCATTAGCAGCAGTGCCTTCCTTTCAAATTCATCTGATGCGATGTTGCCTTGGTATTGCAAGTATAATGCTATGATGGAGACAATTAATGCCAAGAGGGGAAGCCCGGTGACCATATACCGACTTATTAGGCGACCTAGAACCGGGTCCACCTCTGCTATCTGCTTGACGGCTTCTTCGGCCGTAATTTCATGCGCCTTGGCTTGACGCGCGATTTCTTCAAGCTTGCCAATTACGGCCCGCGTCAGCGGCGGCCCAGACACCAATTCAAGTTTCTTATCTTTCGCGTTGAAGGTGCCATCAACCAAATTGGCCAGTCGCCCGCATCTCGGACAAGTCATCCGATTGCCGCTCGTCACAACGCCAGTTGAATTCCCAATATGGATGCCGCCACGCCCGTCAAAAACCGCTCCGCAATGCGGGCAGTACCCTGGAATAGAAGGCATATCCCCAGCCCTTAAAGTCGTACTGTGAAAGGTATCGATTCGAGGGCGGGTTTGTCAAATATATAATCGCCGCGAGAATGGGTGACCTGATGCGTATTCACACCAGCCATCCGCTGCCCCGCTGCATCGGAAACGTGATCATCGACGATGGTCAGTGGAGGAGAGCGCGGGGGACGTCTTCCTGACCAGATCCTGGAACCCGCTGCCCGGGCTACTCAAGGCCTTGAGGAAGGAAACGGTGCGTCCGGCCGCTCCTTCGAAGTTGAAGCTGACAGGACTGAAAGTGCAGTTGACGAATGATGGCGGCTCACCGCCGCTATGGACGATCTCCACATTCTTGAACGAACACTTCGAATACGTATGCCCGTCGACGTGTTCTTTCGCGTACTTGAACTCGCGATTTTCAAAGTGTGCCACCAGCTATCCTCCCTGAGCCAACCGGAGCGATGATGTGCTGTGGCTCACGATGAGTCGAGCCGCTGCTCCTGCAAAGGTAAATCAGTCCGCGCGCCTTCTGCCTGAGAGTGAGCGGCTTGGTCAACGCGCTGAACGGCGGGGCACCGCCGTCGCGCGGGTGATCAATCCTTCGCCAGGCCAGCTCCGCTATCGCCCGATGCGGTTCTTCGCACTGTGTCCACGCCAAAGGCATTTCGCTAATGCGCATCTTCGGCTTCGAGATCTCCCGCGCGAAGGCGGCACCCCCGGCCCCGGTCTACGAGAACCGGGGCGGCTGGTGGCCGATCATTCGCGAAAGCTTCACCGGCGCGTGGCAGCACAACGTCACGGTCGACCGCAACACCGTGCTCTCCTACCACGCGGTCTACGCCTGCATCACGCTGATCGCATCCGACATCGCCAAGCTCCGGGTGAAGCTGGTCGAGCAGGATGCGAGCGGCGTCTGGACGGAGACGGCGAGCCCCTCCTTCTCGCCGGTGCTGCGCAAGCCGAACCGCTTCCAAACCCGCATCCAGTTCTGGGAGAGCTGGATCCTGTCGAAGCTGATGCGCGGCAACACCTACGTGCTGAAGGAACGCGATGCCCGCGGCGTGGTGGTCCGGCTCTACGTGCTGGCGCCCGCCCGAGTGAAGCCTATGGTCGCCGACGACGGGTCCGTCTGGTACCAGCTCTCGGCCGACAACATGGCCGGCGGCGAACTGCCGAACGACGTGATGGTGCCGGCCTCCGAGATCATACACGACCGGTTCAACTGCCTGTTCCACCCGCTGATCGGGACCTCGCCGATCTATGCCGCCGGCGTGGCGGCGACGCAGGGCCTCGCCATCCAGAACAACAGCGCCGTCTTCTTCCAGAACGCGTCGCGGCCCTCCGGCATCCTGACCGCGCCCGGCTTCATCGGCGACGACACGGCGAAGCGGCTGAAGGACACCTGGCAAGAGAACTTCACCGGCGCCAATGCCGGAAAGGTGGCGGTGCTCGGCGACGGCCTGCACTACGAAAAGATGACGATGACGGCCGAGGAAAGCCAACTCATCGATCAGCTCAAGTGGACCGCCGAGGTGGTCTGCAGCGTGTTCCACGTGCCGCCCTACAAGATCGGCGTCGGCACGATGCCGAGCTACAACAACATCCAGAGCCTCAACGTCGAGTACTACAGCCAGTGCCTCCAGTCGCTGATCGAGGCAGCGGAGCTCTGCCTCGACGAGGGGCTCGGCATCGGGGCCGGCGTCACGACAGATGGCAAGACCTATGGCACCGAGTTCGACGTCGACAACCTGCTGCGGATGGATGCCGCGACGCAGATGGACGTGCTCGAGAAGTCGAAGTCGGTGCTGACGCTGGACGAGCGCCGCCGGAAGATCGACGCCAAGCCCATCAAGGGCGGTGGCACGATCTACCTGCAGCAGCAGGACCACTCGATCGAGGCCATCGCCGCACGTGACTACATGCTGATCGAGCAGGCCAGGAATCCGCAGAAACCGACAGAACCCGCGCCGGCCAACGACAACAGCGACGAACTGGAAGCGATGAAGGCGCTTGTCGAGATAGAGCGAGGTCTTCGCTGATGGCTGCTTTCGACGGAAAGGCTTTCGGTCAGGAAATCGTCGCCGCGGTGCGGGCGCATGTCGAAATGACCATCGCCCCGATTCTCGTGCGGCTGGAGGCGCTGGAGGCGCGCCAGCCGGTGAAGGGCGATCCCGGCCGGGATGGCGAGCCGGGGGCAAGGGGCGAACCGGGCCCGCCAGGCAGAGACGCTGAGGTCACGCACGAGATGCTGGTCGAGGCCGTCAAGGCGAATGTCGCCGCCATCAACGAGGCCGTCGCCGCCTACCTCGCCGAGAACCCGCCGCCGGCCGGCAAGGACGGCGCGCCCGGTCGCCCGGGCAAGGACGGGGCGGATGTCGTCGACGCGATGATCGACCGTGACTGCAATCTCGTGCTCACTCTCTCGGACGGGCGGATCAAGACGTTGGGTCGGGTGGTCGGGCAGGACGGCGCGCCAGGCCGAGACGGCAAGGACGGAGCCCCGGGCCGTGACGGAAAGGACGGGACGGACGGCGTCGGCTTCGACGACATGGGCTTCGAGGCCCGGGAAGACGGCTGCTATCTCGTCTGGGAGAAGGGAGACGTCGTGAAGGAAGCACGGTTGCCCATTCCGATGGACCGAGGCGTCTGGAAGGAAGGCACGGTCTACCGCGCCGGTGACGGCGTGACCTGGGGCGGCCACTACTGGTTCGCGCAGGAAGAGACGACCGAGAAGCCTGACAGCGGCAAGGGCTGGCGCATGGCGGTGCGCAGGGGGCGCGACGGCAAGGACGCCACGACGAAGCACGATAAGGTGAAGGCCTGAGCCATGGCGTTCATGTTGGTGAGCCTCGAGCAGGCGAAGCAGGTGCTGCGCGTCGACACCGCTGCCGACGACGTGATGCTGAAGCTGCTGATCTCCGCCGCCTCGCGCGCCGTGGTGCGCCACCTGAAGGGTCGGGCGAGCGAGTGGCTGGCGATCGACTCGCCGCCGAACAGCCCGCCCGACGACCTGGAGGGCATCCCGGAGGATGTCACCGCAGCCGTCATCTTCCTCGTCGGTCACTTCCTGCGGAACCCGGACAACGATGTCGAGAAGGCGTTCGACGGCGACGAGCTGCCGGCGCCTGTCAAGGCGATGCTGAAGCCACTGAGGGACCCGGCGGTGGCGTGATGGCGGAGATGACGGGTGTTTGTCGCCCATCACCTCTGGTTCTTCTTGGACAGCGAGCAATTGAACGACTTCTGGAAAAGCCAGGGCGAGTTCGTCGCGCGTCACGGCGTCACGATCGAGGTAGATGACTGATGGCCTGGGTCCGCTTCACCGCCGAATTCTGGCACCGCTTCACGCCGCAGATGAAGCGGCGCTTTCCGAAGGACACGGTTGCGAACGTTCCGCGAGCTGTGGCGGAGAGGGCGGTCGCGGCCGGGTGCGCCGTGGCGATGCGGAAGCGAAACAGGAACGCAGAGCCGGAGCTGGTCTACGATGGCAAAGCGTCCTAGCGCGGGAGACCTCATCCACCGGGTCGCGTTCGATGTTCGAGTCGCCGGCAACCCCGACAGTCCGATCGACTATGGCAACACGGTCATGGATTGGGTGGAGCAGTTCACCTGCCGGGCCGCGTTCATCCACCTTCGCGGTGGCGAAACGGTACTGGCTGGCCGTCTCGAGGGCCGTCATTCGCAGATCATACAGGTCCGGGCATCGCCCGAAACGCGAGCCGTGACGACGGACTGGCGGGTGCGCGACCTGGACAATGGCGAGTGGTTCGGCGGGCAATGGGCCGGACCGATCTACCATGTGAAGGACGTGACCCCGCACGAGGAGGACCGGGCCTTCTTGGACATCCTCGTGCAGACGGGTGTGCGCGGATGAGGGCGCGGGCAAAGGTCCTCGGCCGCGAGAAGGTGATGGCCCGGCTGCGGGCGATCGTGCCGGCTGCCGAGCGCGAGCTGGCGGCCGCGCAACTGGCGGCGGCCAAGGACCTGGCCGCGAAGATCCGGCAACGCGCCCCCGGCGACGGCGAGTACCAGCGCAGCATCCAGGGGGATCGACTGTCGGCGCGGGCGAGCGGGCTCGTCGTCGGCAAGGGCCTTAAGGGGCGCACGAAGGACAGGAACGCAACGGGCGTGTTCGCCGAGTACATCTGGCGCTTCCTCGAATACGGCACGAAGGAGCGCTTCCACCGCAACGGCAAGTCTGTCGGCAAGGGCCCGCGAATGCCGCACATCTTCCCGACCTATCGAGCGCAGAAGGAGGCGATCCGCCGCAAAATGGCCAGCGCCGTAAGCCGTGCCGTCAGGAGGTCGAGGAAGGCATGAGCCCGACACTGGAGCTGCAGGGCGCCATCACCGCCCGGCTGAAGGCCGCCAGCGCGGTCGTCGCGCTGGTGGGCAGCCGCGTGTACGACCACGTGCCTCGCTCACCAGACGGGGCGGTCACGGCCCAGATGCCGTTCGTGGCGCACAGTGCCAGCGACGAGGTCCAGAACGACGCCGACTGTATCGAAGCGGTGGACGTGACCTATGAAGTCGAAGCATGGTCGGACAAGCCCGGGTTTGTGGAGGTGCTCCGGATCGCTGACGCCATCAGGCGGTCCCTGCATCGATATGAAATGACGCTCTCCACGAACGCCCTCGTGGAACTGAACCACGTTCAGACCCGCAAGTTTCGCGACCCTGACGGCGTGACCTCGCACGTCATCCTCGAATTCGCGGCGACGATCGAAACGCCGGAAAGCCCGGCCTGACGGCAGGGAACACCGAATTCGGCGCCGACCCAGCCCCGCAGCCCGGGGACGGGACGCGCGCCGATGCATGGCCCCCTCAGGGCTCCGTCCACCCCGAACGGCCCTTGGACAAGGCTCACGGCCCGTCGTGACGGGCCTTCCCGTTGAGAAGGATGACCCACCATGGCCCAGCCCAACACGGCCAGGTTCGGCAAGTTCATTGTCAGCCTGGAATCGGCGGACTCGCCGAATGTCTTCGTCGCCCCCTGCGGCTTCACCTCGAAGTCGCTTGTCATGGGAAAGAACCTCTCGGAGATTTCGATCCCCGACTGCAACGACCCGGATCTGCCGATCTGGCTCGGCCGCGACGTTCAGACCAACACGGCGTCGATCACCGGCGAGGGGGTTTTGGCGGCGGAGTCCGTGCCGCGGTGGCTTGCCGCCTATGAAAGCACCGAAAGCGTCGAGTGCCAGGTCGAGGTCCAGTTCTCGACCGGGACGCTGACCTTCCAGGGCCATTTCCACCTCGAGAATTGGACCCTCGGCGCCGAGCAGGGTGGGCGCGTGACGGCGAACGTGTCGATGCAGTCCGACGGCGAAATCACCGGCACCTGGACGCCCGTCTGATGAGTCGCGATGCATCCGTAACCTTCACGTGGGGTGACGGGGAGACCACGTTCGCGCTTCGCTGGGGCGAGATCGAGAAGCTGCAGGAGGCCTGCGACTGCGGGCCCTATGTCCTTCTCGATCGGCTTCACAGCGGGACGTGGCGGGTGCAGGACATCCGCGAGG